TATTGAAGTCCTTGATTATAAGAAATTATCATTAAACAAGCTTCGTACTATAGTGATTGAAAAAGGAATAGTTACAGATGCTTTAAAGTTGAAGAAGCATGAATTATTAAAATTACTAGAAGTCGAATGAATAAACATCGTAAACAGCGCAAACAGAAAATAGAAAACAGAAAACAAAATAAATTAAATAAAAACGCACGAAAAATATATTATCTAATTATACTACATATATATATTTAGATACCATAACATAACATTTTAATAATATGAGTTGGGCAACATGTTACTCTGGATCAAACAACGTTCATTTTGATTTTCCTCCTATTATGGCAGACGGTAGAAATTATGCTTCATGGCAACCAGAAGCAGTGATAAACGAAAGAATTCAAAGACAAGAAAGTATAAAATCGAATTGGCAGTATAGACAATATTTAACTAAAAATGGTATTAAAATCATGAATTATAATAACATGTCGGCGTGTTATGATTTAGGAATGCCTTGTAGTGTAACGTCCGAACAAGCTACACCTTCTAGCAATGTACCTATTTTATATAAGTCCTTATTTGATACTGGATCTCCAGGTTATGGATATCAAAATAGTGATTTAAAAAATCCATACTTATCAAGACAACAGTTGGAAGCAAAGATGATTTCACCATATTTTACACAAAATGCATTATCACAACTTAATGTGAATTTACCAAATTAAACACGCATATTATAAAATTATATAATAAATAGCTTATATAATTTTTATTTTTTCCATTTTCTATTTTCTATTTTTCAAATAATAAAATTACATTATAGTATTAGAACTATTAGAAACACTAACTATAAAAAAATACAGTATAAATAATAATTGTATAATAGTTTATGAGTTTATCATCTCTATCTACATTAAAAATAGTAAGTATTGATATTGGTATTAAAAATTTAGCATTTTGTTTATTAGAAATAGAAAATAATATATACAACGTTAAAAAATGGGATATAGTCAATATAGGCGAAGAAACTCCATTATTTTGTGGAGAAATAGACAACGACAAATCCACTACAAAATCAAAAACAAAATCAACAACCAAACAACCACATCCTCATATACCACAATCTATAAATATTTGCAATAAACCAGCAAAATACACAAAAAACAACAAATGCTATTGTTTAAAACATTCAAAAAAACAAGTATTTCATGTTCCTACCAAAGAATTAATGCCTGCATATTTAAATAAACAAAAGATTAATAGTTTATTTGAGCTGGCTGAAAAATACACTATAACCTATACAAAACCAATAAAAAAACAGGATTTGATACATTTGTTTAACGAACATGTTTTGAATAAATGTTTTGAAACTGTTAATATAACAAATTCAAATAAAGTAGATATTATTAGCATTGGAAAAAATATTAAAAAAAAGTTTGATACCATTTTTACAAGTAACGGTGTATATGATAACATCGATGTTATTTTAATTGAAAATCAAATCAGTCCAATAGCAAATCGAATGAAAACAATTCAGGGAATGGTAGCTCAATACTTTATTATGAAATGCCCAACCCAAAACCAAAACCAAAACCAACACATAGAATTTGTATCTTCTTTTAATAAATTGAAAGACGTTAGTAACAACAACAACCACAACCACAACCACAACCACAACACATCCACAATTACACATACACAAGACGACAAAACAGAAAAGTCAAAATACAGTGATCGAAAAAAATTAGGTATAGCGACGTGTTTAGAAAATTTAGAAAGTAACAATGCCAATGACGAGTGGGTAAAATTTTTTAACAAACATAATAAAAAAGATGATTTAGCAGATTGTTTTTTACAAGGTATTTGGTATATAAAAACTAGACTCTAGAGAGAAAAATAAAAATATATTATTATATTCGTACTACTTAAAATTAAATGTTCTTAATAAGATATATTAATGGATAGCGAGATTATAGATATATCAAATTTAAATGATGGTATGGATGATTTACGATCCGTAAATTTTGGTGGAGGTATAGAATTATTAATGAATGATAAAGCAAAAGATGGAAAATCAAAATCAAAAGGATTCGATGATGATATTAGTATTGATGATTTAAATAAATTAGAGAATGAATTAAACGAATTATCCGATTCAGCTGGTTCTTTCAATATTGATTCTGGATCATCTAGTTATTCACCAAAATCAGATATTTTTTCAGCATCCTCAAATGATCGTCAACCATTCGGTGTTCGATTTGACGATACTTCATCATCTGGAACATCTGGACCATCCATATCAATAGGACAATCGACAGCAGAAACTGGTGATGCAAATTCAAAAACGTGGGATGGTTTTGGCAAATTTAATAATGTTCCTATTAACCCGGATAGAACAGTTCCTGTGCAACCAGCTATGTCAAAAGAAGAATTGTTGAGAGAGAAATTCAAATATTTAAGAAAATTGGAAGCTTTGGAGAAAAAGGGTGTTGAATTATCAAAAAAATACAATATGGAGTCGCCTTTAGCAGAAATGCAAGGTGAATATGAAACCATTATGGAGGAAAAAACAAAACAAAACTCTGTCAAGTTTCAGGGAAATATGATGATGGCGGTTATAAACGGCATTGAATTTTTAAATAACAAATTTGATCCATTTGATATTAAATTAGATGGTTGGAGTGAACAATTAAATGAAAATATTAATGATTATGATGAAATATTTGCAGAATTATATGAAAAATACAAATCAAAGGCAACTATGGCTCCAGAATTAAAATTAATGTTTCAATTGGGTGGTAGTGCACTTATGTTACACATGACAAATACAATGTTTAAATCATCAATGCCAGGTATGGATGATATTATGAGACAAAATCCAGATTTAATGCGTCAATTCCAAAATGCGGCAGTAAATTCAATGGGCCAAAGTAATCCAGGTTTTGGTGGTTTTATGAGTGGTTTAATGAATCCGGAACCGGAGATTCCAATGGGAAGAGGACCTCCACCCCCACCTATGGCAACACAAGGACCAAATAGTGCTCCATATATGGGGGGTCGTCCAGGAAATAACAATAGCATGAATATGGGTGCAGGAATGGGAAGGTCGAGTATCCCAAATATGAATGATGGAATCAATATTCGTGAAAATCAATCGAATCCGGTAAATATTGAACGAACACCTAGAAGACCAGCTCAACAACAATCTAGTCAAAGACCAGAGATGAAAGGTCCTAGTGATATAAGTGAAATATTATCAGGTTTAAAGACCAAAACAATCAATATTCAAGAGCAACCACAACCACAACAATTTCAACAACAACAATTTCAACAACCCCAAATGGAAACAGATTCCGTAAGTATAAATAATGATAGTACAATCAGTATTTCTGATTTAAAAGACTTGCAGGGTAGTGGAAGTGGTAACGGTAATATGCCAAAAAGAAGTAGACGCAAACCAAGATCAGACAAAAATACAATTAGTTTAGATATTTAAATGTTCATCGGTTTAAACTACGTTCATGTTATATCTAATATATTACGTAGCATCTATGTAATATATTACCTATAGTTCTACAATATTTTACATCAATATAATTAATAAAATCTAGTTATATTATATGAAATACAATACAAAAAAACACAATACAAAGAAACACAATACAAAGAAAAAAAATAAAACAAAAAAACAATTTTTATTTAATCCAGAAAACCCTAAAAAATCGTTTGATGTGTATATTGACAAAAATCCAACAGATACAATCAATATAAAATATACCACATTAGAAGATGTTAAAAATACGATTGATAAATTAGAAAAATTATACAAAAACAAAAAATATACACATAAACGTATATGGCAAGTAGGTATGATTATGTACGTCCGTTTAAAAGTATTGAAAAATAAAAAACCAAATCAATATGCTTTGGCAAAAAAATATTTTACTTTTTTAGGAAAAAGGACAAAATTAGAAGAAAAATCAAGATATAAACTTTCATTTACACATGTATAAAGGTAGTTACTTACAAAAACAGTTGTATAAAATAATCAACTTGATTTTTATAAAAATAACAAAAACCACAAAAATCAATTGTTCTAATAATTCTTCGTAACCGTAATGTTTTGTATCATCTGTTATTTTTTTTATGATATTACACATGAAATGTTGATTATGTGTTAATTTATTTCTGTATTTTTGTTCTAGTATAAAAACAGGACAATCAGAAAATACAATCGTTCCAATAGCATTAATAAAAGCAATACATAGTCCAATTAATAAATAGTTAATATTAGTTACAAATAATACTATAATAAAGAC